GTGTCGCATCCACAATCTTTACCTATCTTGTCAAATATCCAATCAGTAGCTTGTTTTATACCTGTGGCTTTTGTAACCTTTTCTACTGTATCGCCTAAACCTTTACTTTTCATCAATTTTTTTTTTAATTTCTTTAATACAATTGTTTATTGTTCTCCATACAACTACGTGTGAAATATTAGTTGCTGCGGATAGTTTTCTAATACTGTGGAATTTTTTTCTATATAAGTTAAATAATTTTTTATCAAACCAGTAAAAGCCATCAACTATATCATCAACAACTTTTTCTATATCTACATATTTTGTGTTATCTGCTTCTATTATGTTTTTTACGTCTTTATCTATTAGTAAATCTTTATAAACTCTTATTGTATCAATGAATAAATTGTGCATCATCTTATATATAAACGCTTTATTTAAAGAATCGTTATACAGAATATCGTTAATTTTTACTTTACCACTATCAATTTTACTATGTAAAGCAATATAAAAGTCGTGTAATAAATCTTTTGGTGTTATTTTACTGTTGCTTGTTATTTCCTCAGCCATACTTAGCCAAGTTTTTTCATCTCTTACCAAGATGTGTAATATATTATTTACTTCTGTACTCATCTAATTCAAGAAGTATATTTACAAAATCATCGTATTTTAAAGCAATGTAATCATCTTCAAAGTTTTTAGTAAATACAACTACTGGTGTTTTTAGTGTTCCTCTTGCATCTCCTTTGCTTTGTTCTAATGCTTTCCAGATATTAAGTTTCTCTTGGTTTTTACACTCCCAGCTGTATTCAGATAGTATTCCACTTGTAGTCATAATATCTCCTTTAATACTAAGTCCACCAGAGTTTGGCGTTCTTCTTATATTGGTATCAAACTTCTTTGCTAAATCTTTTGCGATTTTTAGCTCGAATCTTTTACCTTTTTGATTTGAATTTAAACTCATATTTTTTGAAAATGTTTTCTAATTATTGCTCCAAGTTCAGCATCATTAGAATATATTCTACACAGCAAAGCAATGTTGTATTCAATAGGAGAATCATTACTACGATAATGAGAGTCCTTTGTTTGTCTGTATTCATTTAATGTTCTCTTTTTACTTTTCAAAATATCTTTTTATTATTACAACGATTAAAGCACCAGAGATAAAACTGGTTATGTGTGATATGATTAACATTAATAATATAGTTTTCATAGTATTTTTTTAACTTCATTTTTTAACCTTGCAGTTTCTTTGTAAGTTTCTATGCTTTGCAATTTTATAGAAATAATTTCACTTTTCAAAACTTCAATATAATTTTCTTGTCTTAACATAACGTTTAAGGCTAAATATAGCGATTTTAAGGAACTTTCAGCTTCGGCTGGTATATTTCCATCACTATATTTGTTTTCTATCTTTAGAATTAATATTTCTAATTTATTTTTAGCGTGTATTAAATCTATGTCATTCATCTTTTTAAGTCTTCTGAGTATAAAAATAAATCACCCATTTTTTTATCTAATGTTTTAATAGTTCTGTATATTTCTATACTTTTTCTTTTTACTTCTTCTTTCTCTGCTTTAGTAGAATCTGTTCCTAAATGCGCATAAAGCGAACAGTCTATTTCTAAAAGAGTATTTATTTTATCTTTGTTAGTCCAAGTTTTAAACTCTAAAAACTTTTCTATGTCTTTGTATGTATATCTCATTGTTTTTGTTTTAACACGTTATTACCACCAATTGTAAATCCTAATCCACTATTGTAATCAAACCTAAGTGGCTCTGCGAGGTTGGTGGGTTTACCCCCAGTTTCTTTGTCTTTTATTTTATAAACGTAAACCTCTGTTTGCATCCATAAATCTTTATGAGCTACTAACCTATGTAAACAAAGGAAGTTATCAACTCTGTTTGGAAAAACTTGTCCACCTTCACAATCAGCTTTACGTGGTGCTTGTATATGCCCATTTAAAGGGTGGTCAGGTGGGTAAACCCTTCTTGCCGCTTCTGTTTGTGGGTGTATAGAAATATAAATTGTTTTTTTAGTTCTATTACAAAACTCTCTAACATCATTACATATTTGATAATTCCTATCAAACTGACCGACTCTTCTGTTATGATTTAAACCAGTAAAAGGGTCTATAAAACCACCATCGCAATCTGTTTCTTCAAATATTTTAAGTAGTTGTTTATGGTCGTATAATTTTCTATTATCTATAAAATAAAAGTATTTATTAATAATGTTATGATAATTTTCAATTTCACTTCTCTTAAGTTCTTTAATGTTTTCGCCAACCCAAAATTGTATAATATCTCTTTTTAGTTGTCCAACTTTATTTTCACCAGACCAAATGCACCATTTCTTTTTATACTTTTTAGTGATAGCAGTTAAATACCATAATAACCAGTTTGTCTTACCAACGTTATCTAACCCTAAGAACATATTAAACTCTCCTTGTTTGTAAACGTAATAGTCATCTAATAAACAACCAATACCCAAACCTTTCTTTATTTTACCATCCCTGTAGTCAAATAAATACTTTAATGAATCTTGATTATTACTTAGCATTTTTTAAAACTTCTAAGACTTCAGGTTGTAATTTTAAAACATTGTCATCTTGATATTTACTATACCCTTTCTCTTTCTCTTTCTCTTTCCCTTTTACTTTCTCTTCTACTTTTACTTGTTGCTTAGGGGTATGCTTACCCCCTTGGTTAGCCCCTTCCGTAGGGGTGTTTGATAGTTTGTTTCCAGTCTTAGTTTCATAGCCATCAACTTGACTGTCAATGCTGTTTGTTTGGCTTATATAAGCAAACTTTGCCATTCCTTTTAAATCAGTTGGTTTAATACCTAAGAACTGCCTATTTAATAAAGCATCAATAAATTGTACTTTATCTTTGTCATTTTCAAGTTCATTATAGACATCAAAATAACTTCTAAAAAAATTAAATCCTTTTCTTTTTGTTAGTTTCATAATTTATTAGTTTGATTTGATTGGTTTAATATATAAAAATATTTATTAATTTTTTGATTGTTTTTAAATTCAGTCTGATATGGAGCTTGTTTTATTATCACTTTACTATTAATTAATTCTTTTTTTAATTCAGTTAAATTAAATATCCTAACCTCATTATCTATTACTATGTAGTATGCGTGTTTATTATAATATTCAGCAGCCATTAATAAACAATAAAATTTATCTACTTGTATGTATTTTTCTTCATAATATTTATTTCTAAATTTAAATTCAATTATTCTTTTATCATCTTGAGCATCCCATAAATCAAATTGACCAGTTGTTTTTTTTATTAATAAATTAAATTTTTTATTTAACCAATCTATTGTAAGTATAGTTTTTTCTTGCTCAGTCATTATATAATTCTTTTTCACTTTTAGATAACCCTTCATATGTGTAGTGATGTGTATTTTCACCATATAACATCTCATCTTTATAGTATGGAACTTTTTTAGAACCTAAATTAATTTCACGTATATTTAATATATTGTAAAATTTATTCCTTATAAATCTTTGACTTAAATTATATTTATCAGAAATTTGCCTTACTGTTTTACCTTTTAATAATAGTAAGGGGATAGTCATTTTATCCTTATCCCCTATGCTATATTTCCACCTTTGTTCAGAAGTCATTAGAAAGGTGAATCAGATTTAAGTGATTCTTGAGTTACTTCCTTTTTTTCTTCTGGTTGGTAAGTATCAACACTTAAAGAAACATCCTTGTCGTATTGGTCAGGCTGGTCTTTAATATTAATATTTAACTTTAAGTAAGTTTTACCTTTGTATTCAAAAAAGTGTTCTTTGGCTTTATCTAAATGAACTGTTACTTTTAACCAGTCAGCACCCATTTTTTTACCGCCTCCACAATATATTGTTTTTTGTTTTTCCATTGTTATTTGTTTTTAATATTTATTTTTTTATTTTTTATACCTGATATTTTTTCTTCACAATCAAATTCTTTACTCATTAATTCATCTAAAGAAACATATTTGTCAATTTGATAACCTAATGTTTGAACTAAGTTACAAACGTGATGCAACATACCAGGGGCTGTAACTTCACTATCTTTAATTTTAATTGTATATTCTACGCCAAAATGAGTGATAGAAATAATTGTTGGTTCATTTATACTGTATCTATTCATTGTTATTTGTTTTTGTTGTTTATAATCTGGCAACCAATGCCATTCTTTTTTAATCATTTATATTTTAATTGTTTCTATATATTCTCTACAAGCCTTAACTCTATCAATAATATTTTCTATTACTTCTTCATCGTAGCTTATATCAAACGTTTTTATTCTATATTGATGTTCTATATTACTAAATAAATACTTCTCTCTAAAATCTTCGTAATTTTCATCAGATTTAAAAGGGTTGTATTCTTTCTCAATTAAATGCTCTGGCGTATTCATAAGCGTATAAATTAACTTAGCTTTTTTTAAACCAGTTAAGTGCATATAACCTTGAGCTTGATAGTAATAACCTTTGTTTGGTATCTCTGTTTCCAATAATGGAAAAGTAAAACAATTCCAACTATTTTTAATTTCAATGATCTCATTGTCAGTTATAACATCTGGAGTTCCAGTCATAAAATCATTACTAAAATATTCATCGTTTTTAATTAAAGATCCAAGCTGTAAATAATTAGATATAAAGTTAATGGATTCATTTTCTGTTTCATTTCCTTTTTCCATATACTTACTGTAGACTTGCTCCTTTCTTTCATATACTTGCTCAGTATACCATTTTTTGCAGTATGTCTCAGCTCCAGCAGAAACCAACCTATCTTTTTTAGGTTTAGTCATAATACTATTAATAGCTGAACATCTTATTTTAAAGTCAATCATTATTTCTTAAAACTATCAGCTTCTGAATCTGAATAAATACCATATTCGTAAGCATTAATTAATTTTAAAACGAGCCTGTCTTTAAGCCTCTTTTCGGCCATTGCAAAAGGGTATGGTGCTTTACAGTTGTTTGGCGACGCTTCACCAGTTGACCAGATAATTTTATTACCACGTTTTGCATCTCCTACTATTGCAACATCTTGGTTGCTATCTCTGTATATAGTTGGTGCGCCGAATTGTATGTTTTCTTTTGCTGCTATCTTTTCGCAAGCATCGTGAGTTATAATCCACATACTTCTTGTACCTCTTTTTAATTCCCAAAAGTCATCTTTGGATAAATCATATTTTTGTGCGATTTCTTTAATTTTCATAGTTTCTAATTATTGTAAATATAGTTTTTAATTGTTTCATTCTTTGTTCATTGTATTGCATAGCAACCGATTTTAATTGCTTGTCAATGTTTTCTAATTGTGAAATAAATCCATCAAATCTATGTCTATGTATTTCTAAATCATTATTTGTTAGTTTTATTCTACAGATAATACGTTTGTTCCAGTTAGCTCTTAATACTAAGTTGCGTAATCTATCTTGCAAGTATCTGTTAGTTTCATAAGCCCACCAATGATTAATATTTTCATTGTGGTGCTGTTCGTTATGTGGGTGAGGATAATGTATCATTGCTCATTATATTTCTCCATTAAACTAAGTAATACTTCAGAATAAGATTTGTGTCCATTCTCTTTGCATTTGCCTTGAAACTTTACCAGCGTTTCTATTTTCTCAGCTGGCACGTAAAAGGTTCTTGTTGTGTATGATATTTGTCTACTCATTTTTTTTATTTTATTAAGTTTAAATTTAATTCTTTTGCCACGTAATTTATGTGTTTCTGTGTAGTTTGACTCCACCAACCAAGTTGTATAAGGTTTCCTGTTTTATGGTAGTTTTCATCATACTCTATTGTGGCAACGTGTGTTACGTAACTTATCACTTTGTTGCCATCAATTCTAAGGTTTTGTTTGTATTTTTTTAAATTCATAATTGTTTTTTATTTGTTTATAAATATAATTATTTTTTCTTAATTATTTCTTCTATTTCTTTTTTTATTCTTTTTTGCTTTTTTTTATGTTCTTCTATACAATAAGACAATAAATGTGGTAAATCATTATATAATGTTTCTAAGTTCCAAACTATCGTTCCTTGTTCACATTCTATATATAACTCACCATTATCTTGCCATAAAGTATGTGTTTCGTGAACGTATATGTGTTTTTTCTCTTCCATAATTAAAAGTCTGCTATAATGAATGAAAAATCGTCAATGTGAATTACAGATGTATAATCAGATAAATCGTGTATGTTTTTTATGTAACTAAAATCTCCACCGTATTCATCTAATAACTCCCTAAGCGTTGAGTACTCTGTGTATTCTGTGCATATAGCTATAGGGTCAAATTCCATTCCCTCATCAACTTCTTCAAAGTATTCGTATAAAGCCCTTAACCCCTCAACTGAAAAGTTGTTTGGTCTTATTTCTAAAAATCTATTTATAAATTCTGTTTCTGTTAGTGTGATTATCATAATTGTTTTTTTATAATATATAAGGCGTGAATTTGTTTGTCATAGGTTATTGTTCCTGTCAATTCATTATAAGTTTGTCATAGGTTATTGTTCCTGTCTATAATTTGCCTTATATATTTTGTTTGTTTTTATTTGTTTTTATATTGTATATCCTCAACATAAACATTTAAATCATATTTTTTTTCTTCTTTATTTAGTTGTGATAATATACCTTTTATTGATAAATCATTACATATATATTTATGTAATAAATATTTATTTTCTTCACTTAGTACTTTAACTAAGTTGTTTTCTATTTCTAATAATACTGATTGCATAATAATAGTTTTAAAGTTTATAAAACAAATATATAAATATAATTATAAACAAAAAAATATTTTAGAACTTTTTTTCTAAAAAAATTATTCTACCCCTTAAAATAAATGTGTAATTCTGGCTACTTGACCATTGTTCTTAGAGAATATAAAACCTTCAATTGCTTGATTATTAGAAGAAGTATAACCCATTTTATGATGCCAACTATCTGCTGGTGATGGACTTCTTAAACTTTCTAAACTACAACCAATTAAATCTTTACTTACTTTGTGGTGAACGTGATGTGCGAACATATATCTGTATTTAGTTTCACTCCATTCTTTACATTCATCTGCCATTAATAAAGGTAATAAATCCCATTTAGCGCCATCTCCGTGTGTACTGCCGATTAAGTTATTATAATAAGTATAATATTTTCTATGTTGTAAACTAATATCAAAAGTAATGTTCTTGCTTTTTCTAAAATATGTTGCTATTGTATCAGCCAAGCAAAAACCAGTTAAGTAATCGTGGTTACTACTATTATAAACAACGTGTAAATCTGGATAGAAAGAAACTAATGTTTCAATAATATTAATATATAATCTTTTTGCTATATGAAAATGATCAAAGAACATACCATCAACATCTTGAACTGTGCCTTTTGTAGTTTTACCACCACTTGGTGTATCAATATGCATTACATCATTACCAATACATAGTATTAATTTATCTATATTAAATCCGTTACTTTTCTGTAATATACCATCAACAGCTTCTAATGTTCTTTGTACTGCTATTTGTTTATTGTATTCTTCACCACTTACAAATGATTTACATAATTTACCAATATGTATATCTGCTGGTGATATTAACAAGCAATGGCCATCCTTTACTTTAGGTTTAACAACCTTTTCAAAGTTTGGTGAGTATTCTTTAAGGTCGTTTAATAATTGTTTCTTAAACTCCTTTAAATCGTTTTGTTTAAAATTAGGATTCTTAAAATATAAACTGGCTTTTTTATTTTTAATCCAACCACTATGAATATCATTAGGATTTAAACCTTCTGCTTCTGCTTCTTGTTTTAACCTTCTGTAATCGTTTATAATTTGTGCCTCGTCTGAGTTGAGGCGATAACGTGGATTACCTTTATCTTTCCACCTTTTTTTGTGTGATTTCATTTAACAATTTTGTTAAATATAATAAAAATAAATTATTAATTACTTTTTTGAGCTTGTTCCGTAATAAAAAGCAAAGATGTTACCAATAACAACACCTTCTACCATACCCATTAAATGAATAAACAACTCATTGTCTAAAACTTCAGGTATATATACAACTGAATAGATAATAAAAACAAAGCAAACTAAACCAACAACACCTGTTACATTCATCATCCAGTCATTTCCACCAGCTTTAGTAATTTCAACTTCACGTTGTCTTGCGCTATCTCTATCTTCCACTTCTAACTTATACAATTCAACTAATTGTTGATGTATTTGTTGTTTATCTTCTGGCGATAGGTTAGGGTCTTTATCAATTAAATTTTTAACCACACCTAATAAACCAGCATCGGGCAATAAAGAACCAGCAACATCTAAAACGTGAGGTGCTTTTTCAGCTAAAAACTTACCTATTTTAGTGTCTTTTAGTTTATTCATCCAGAACAGCTTTCGCAAGTTTCATCATCAATATTACAAGTACGTTCTGGCACAGGTAAATTCTCCATTCTTTTAATTAAATCCTCTAAGTTAGTTTGATTGTTTTTTTCCATTTAATTTATCCTTTGCTTTTTTAGATTTTGGTTTGAATGATTTTGGTTGCAGCTCAAGGTACTCAATTTCTGCTGAGAAACAAGGGCATTGCTTCATAAATTCGTGTTCCTCAACACCATCGCCATCTTTGTCAGGAGAATAGTCTCTATGTCCGTGAATGCTTGCTTGTGGATAAATGTTTTTTAATACTTTAAGTATTTTAATTAATGATGCTTTTTGTGCTTCAGTTCTTGTATCTTTTGCTTTACCGTTAGAATCTAAACCACCTGTATATGCGATTCCGATGCTGTCACTATTTCCATTCTTCACGTGAGCTCCTGAACGAGATACTGGTCTACCAGCATTTATTTTACCTTCAATACCTATGATATAATGATAACCTATATCTGAAAAACCACGATTTAAATGCCATCTTTTTATAGTGGCTGGACTTACATTGTTGCCTTCTTTGGTAGCTGTGCAATGTATTACAATCTTATTAACCTTTCTCATTTTTTCTATTTACTTTTTTTTTAGCACTATTTATTAATCGTGCTTCCATCTTAACAACTTTTACTCTTAGTTGAATATTTTCTTCAATAAGTAGTTCAATCTTAGTTTCAAGCTGTGTAATTTTGTTTGTAAGAACTTCAATTTGTTTTGTATATAAACTTTCTTCTCTTTCATCTTTTTTAGCTCCTATATCAATCTTTTGCTTTATTATTCCCCATATTTCTTTCACTCCAAATGCTGATATAATACCAGCTAATGCTAATAATAAATTGTGGTCATCCATTCTTACACTTTTTAAATTGTTCATTCTTCTGGCATTGGCTCACCCCAAGCAGAGGTAGCTAATAATTCAAGAGCTTCTGTTTGGTTCATAACATCACCAACAGGCACTACAGAACCATCTGAAATAAAACTTGGTGTTACACTATAGCTTAATAAACCTTGAGTGTTTGCTAAGTTTCTTCTCATACTTTGTGCAGAAGATTGATTAACCTGAGAAAAAAGCACCTTGTCTGTATCGCTTAAATCTATTACTATATAACTTCTATTATTCATTTTTATTTATTTTAAAATTTTAACTTGGTGTATCTGTAACTCTATCTTCTACATCCATATTTACACTTAAAGAATTTGCTGTGCTATAAGGAGCATCTCCAATAACTTCATCTCCACCCATTCCAGAACTTAAACCATTAGCATAACTACCAACACCATCTACTATATCATCCTCAGTCATATTTACAGAAGTTCCATTGTTACTACCTTTTTCATCTAAAACAGTCCAGTTAGTATTAAAAGAACTATTACTTCCCAACTGCCACCACGATACGAGTGAACTTACTGCTGAGTGGTTTAAGAGATTTTGCGGAATACCTTCACTATAAATTTCTGTTACTTGTGCAGATGTTAAAGCAGCATTCCAGATTGATACATTTGAAATTTTTCCGTTAAAAAAAGCAGCATTAAAGTATTGACCGATAGCAAAATATGATGTAGTATTAGACATAAATGTATAACTTTGTTTAGTTATGTTTGTAGGTGTTTCAGCAATACCATTTATGTAAATAGTTAATCCATCAGCAGCGTTACTACCTCCTCTACCATCATAAGTTGCAGCTATATGATACCATTGATTAGCACTTAAAGAAGTTGTAGAATCTATTGACTGCTGATTATTACCCCCCTGACTTTTTATAAATATTTTTACCTTTGCATTCCAAACCCCTAAAACGTATTCTCTATTGTTGTTGGTTTGGTCTTTACCTAAAATACAAATTGAGCCAGATGGATAATTGTCAGCATTTATCCAAACTGAAAATGTAAACTCACTATCTGTTGTTCCATTACCAAAACTAAAATCATCACTATCACCACAATCTATATAATCATTAACTCCATCAAAATCTAAAGCATAAGGAGAGTAACTTACAGCAATATCTCCATCAGCTTCTTGAGCAGCTATATTTGGCACTAAATAATTTGCTGAATTAAAGGCTGATTTATCACCTAAATTATAGCTTGCCACAGGTTTTGGACTTAGCGACATTGGATTACCTATACCAGTAGAGCTTGAGCCATAAAGAGTTGTTACTTGGCTTGAAGAAAGAGCGTAGTCGAAAATTGCTACTGCATCTATTTTCCCTGTAAATTCAAATACATTGGGATATAATGAACCAATTATTGTATTTCTTGAACCATCAGAATAGTCAATATTTCCAGTCAATGAAGTTGAAGATTCAAGAGAACCATTAAAATATAACTTTATATTTGCTCCATCATAAGTAGCCACTAAATGATACCATTGCCCAGTTGTAATTGTACTTGTGCTTTTTATTTGTGTTAAAGAATTTACTACAAACTGAATTTTATTTGAAGATGTATCATCTAAACGCAATGCAAAACCATCATAGCTTGAACCTTGATACGTACAAGAAACAATCCCTCTATAAGTAGCTAAAGAAGAAGCATTTATCCAAGCAGAAATAGACATTTCTTTAACAGGTTGAACCTGTGTTGAGTTACCTAAATTTATATACTGATTACTCCCATCAAAGCTCATAGAATAGTTACTCTGCTTATTAACATTACTTTCCGTGCCATTCCAAGCATTAGGAAGTCTCCATTGGTCATTTATAAATTCTGTACTCATATTAATCTCCCATTCTATTCCAGTAAATTAGGTTTGAACCTGATACTGTGGTTAAGTCTTTAGTTAAATTAGTTGATGTTGCGTTATATATCTCTGCTACTTGTGTAGATGTTA